CGAATTTATCAACAGCTTGCATAATACTACCTATTGCTCCAGGATCAGCAGCAGGTGCAGGTGCTCCTCCAGTTGGAGCAGGCGCTACGTATGGTCTTCCAGTATCTCCAGTTGGAGCAGGTGCTCCTCCAGTTGGGGCAGGTGCAGTGCCAGGATCAGCCGCCGGTGTAGTGCCAGGAGCGGCAGGAACACCTGTACCGGCTGGATCATCCCAAGATGATTTAGCATCTTTGTATCCTTGTTTAGCATCTTTCCAAGCAGCTTTTACACCACCTACAACATTTCCAGCGGCCTTCCCTAAAAATGACCCAATACCTTCGTCTAGGTCAGTTTGTTCGCTAATTAGTTCATTGATCTTCATGTAGGTAATTCCTGTTATCTTTTTAAGTATGCTAACACTTGTTTTTGTTCTTCTGGACCAAGTGCTTTAATTTTGTCCATTAAGTCTTTAATATTTACCGGACCGGCAGCAGGATTGTCCAATGTTGGTTCAACTTTGCCTGCCGGTTCTGGCAATGACATATCTGCGTAGGCTTTGGAAATTACAGCAGGATCTACACCTGCACTTTGTAATATTTTAGCAACTTCTTCGCTGTCCGTTGGACTGCCTGCTTTTTCCCAAGCCTTTTGTAATTTGCTAGCATCTACCTTGTTGCCCGTGATGCCAAATAATTCGTTGAGTTGTGCTATATTTAAAGATTCTTTTACTGGGGCAGTCGCAGTTGGTTTTTCTTTTGCACCGGCTACTGCTTGTCCGGTTATGGCAGATAAAACCGGACTTAACACTGATAATGCAGATGATACAGCGTTTGCGGCTGCGCCTATTGCTCCTGGTTTGATTACTTGATTGGCTGCGGCAGCCACTGCTTTTTGGTATTCTGGATCAGATGCTCGTGATAGAATGTCAGCAAGTACACCCGCCTGTCTAGCAGAGTTAGCATCCATAGTTGCACCTAGATTACGCATAGCGTCTGCACCACCACTCAGCAAATTACTAGTTGCTTTCATTGAGGCTTGTACAGATGCGCTGTATTTGGCAGCATCTTCTGGGTTCAACATCACTGTTGTGCCATTGATTTCAAGAGATGCAACTCGTTTAATTGTCTTAACAGCCCCTAAAGTATCAAGCATGTCTTTAGCTTTTGAAATACCTGCCGCTGTTAATCCAGCAACTGCTCCTGCGGTTGCTCCACGTCCAATAGCAGTACTTGCTTTCTGACCTTGTAGCAAACGGTCAGCAATGTTGACAATACCTACTGCAATACCAGTTCCTGTGCCTACTGCTAGTGCCCCTGCACCAACTCCACCTGCCACTGCAACACCTAAGGCTGCGGCTGCAGAACCTGCAATGGCTAACAAGAATTTATGTAAGTTAGGATTGTTCTTTGCAAACTCTCCGTATTTGGCCAATTGAGCAGCTAGTTTAGGATTTTTTGCTGCAATACTAGATTTAATCTCTTCAAACTTTTGATCAAATGCCTGTACTGGCCCACTACTTTGTAGCATACCGCCAAACTTGTTAAACCATACATCACTGACTTTGTTTGCGGCACCCTTAACCATGTCACCTGCTTTACCAAGAGCACTACGGCCAGCACCTGTTTCTATGCTTTTAAAGAGTTGTTGAATTTGATCGGGTTGTAATGCAACTTCACAGAGTACAGGGTGGATATCCCTTTCCCAGGTACGGAAGTATTGATCTCCTTGACCTATGCTTTCAAATATAGATTGTTTAGGAGAATTTTCAATTCTATCTAAGGTACTAAGAAGTGTTGATAATTGCATTATTATTCCGGAATATGATTTGTTATTTATAATGAGCTGACGCTCATTTGCTCTTTCGTTGACACTCAGAGCACATACTTCGTCGAAGACGAAATAATATTATTCAGATTGTTCAGTCACACTTTGCCCTGACCGGGCAAAGAAAACATTATTCGAGTTGAACATATGTCACTTAGTGTTACTGCATTACAGTGGCGGTTGGCCTGTACCACGAGCAGTGTCTTATTCCAGCGGCGGTAAACAAATATACACTAACATACTTGCTTACGTAGGGCGTCTCTAGCCCTTCATTTTGCCTAAATTCTTGTTTCAAATAACCAAACCGCGGCGAATTTGCGATCCTCGTCCTGTAAAGGATAGTGGTTAAGTGCTTGCTTCAGCGGCAAGACTGCGGATTCCTGCGACACGATGTCCAGGTTTCTTCTGTTCGGCACACGATATTAGCCTGTGCGAGCTTAAACTGAATTAAATTTTGGATTTAATGTGAGAGCCATGGACACGGACAGAAATTTGTCCGTTATAGTATTCATCGGATTCTAATACTTTGCGGTCGAATTGTTCGCGGGCCTCAATGTAAGATGTTTCTGCTTTGCTTTTACAGTAGTGCAATATTTCTCTTGTGAAATTTTCTTTGCCAAATAACTCAACGTCTTTGTTAAGTTCTATATTTGAGCCATAATATTCTTGCCAGTCGCTGTTTATTTTGCTTCTGATCTTCTTTTTCTTCTTTGTGCCGTTCTTTAACTTTACAGTTTTGTAGGTCGTTTTACTAAATTTTGCTAACTTTTTGCCTATGTAGAGTCTGCCAGAAGTATTGCATGAGATAAGATAAACAAATCCCACACAATCTTCAGGCAGTTCTGTAACTATAGAACCTTTATGGTACCAAGTCATTGATTATTTTGCTGCCTTGGCTTCCTTGCGGGCATTCTTTTCTTCTGTGATTTCATTGCGTCTTGCTTTTACTAGCTTACTTAACTCTGCTAGAGCTTTGCGACTGCGAGTTCCGGCTGCGCTATTACCACCTGTGAATTTTGAATCTTCTGCTAAGAATGCTTCAAATTGACTTTTTAATTGTTCTACTGTGTTTGACATTTTTCTTTTCCTCTTTTTTAAGTTTTCGTTCTAGCTTTATGTTTGCTAAATTTTCTTTACATACTAATTGACTTTGTTTTTTTAATTGCTTGGCCAGCAATTCAACGTCTCGAAGATGTTTCCTACATATATACCCGGGAGTCCTGCCCGTAGTCCTTACAAAAATCAAATTTTGATTATGTAACTCTGCAAAGGCACTGACTAACTGTGAATATAAATCCTTATACTTGTTTATCTCTTCATTCAACATAGTCTACATCGTTTGAGTAGCTGGTAAAACCGTTCTCTTTAATAACTCGGAGTACGTTGTTTACCCGGCCTACAAGTTCATCTTTGTGCGATATTAAGTATATATTCTTATTGCGCTCCCTGGCCATCTTTTTCAGGACAGCTAGGGCACTTTCTACCCCGGCAGCATCCATTCCAGCATCTACAAGCTCATCAATAAACAATAAATTAATACTTTGATATAATCCTTCCCATACATCACGGAAGGCAAAGCTCATACTTAAGATCAATCTGTTGCGTTCTCCGCGTGATAAGTTATCAAAATCGAGATCTTGTCCTAGTTGAGTAATCTCAACTGTAAGATCATTTTGGAAAACTACTCTATGCGGAAGTCCTAGCTTGTCGATATAGTAGCTCAGTCGCTTGTTTAAATAACTCAAGTTTTGATCAATAATCTTTTTACGAATAAACGAATCTTTGTTAGTTAGCAACTTGTGTAAAAACTCTTGATGATCTTTTAACTTGGTCAATGTATTAACTGCTTCCCAGTTAATTTCTTGAATAGCAGTATTGTTTAATTCTTCAATCTGTTCTTCGTAAGGATTTTGCTCATCAATTTTAGCAGTTAGGCTCTTTTCTAAACCATCTAAATTGTTTTTATGACCTAATGCTTCTGCTTCTGTGTCATAGAACGTTTGCGGCTTGTGAGGTAAATCACCAATAGCGCCAACTTCTTCTACAATTTTACTAAGACTATTACTAACTTTTTCAAAGTACTCAGCTGATTCTAACAAATGCTTGTTAGCAGTAGCAGACATTTCTTCGTGTTTATGGTCGTGTAGCTCTTGTTCGCAGGCATGACACTTTTTATCAGCTAGACTTTCAAGGTCTTTGCTGTATTTCTTAACAGTCTTTTCAGCTTGACCCAGAGCTGACTCTAAAGTAGCTTTTTGTTTGTTAAGATTTTTAATTTTAAGATCGTTCTCAGCCCAAGTCTTTACTTGTAAATGCGCCGCAAGCTCGGCCTCAATGTCAACATTCTCAAGTCGCATCATAGCACGACCTAAGTTTTCGATATCTGTTTCTTTCTTATTTGCCCAAGCTGAACTTTTAATTTTTAAACTATCAATACTTTTCTGTACATTACCGTTGGCAGTCTTGATTGCTTCAATCCTAACAGTTTCAATTTGAATAGAATCTTTGCTTTCTTTAATTAAAGATTTTAACGCTTCTGCTTTTTCACTTAATAGTGTAATACCCAACAGTTGTTCGATAACTTCACGCTGTTCTGCTGCCTTCATAGATAGGAACGGTTCTGTATAAGTGTTAAGAGCTACTAAATGCTTGAACATTGTATGAGTCATCTCTAACATCTGTTCAATGGCTTTCTGCGTTTCACGGCTATCGCCCTGAGCTTCGTCTTCTTTTTCTTCTGCTTTTAATTCTTGATCATTGACATACAATTTAAGAATATTAGGTTTGCGGCCTCGCTCGATGCGATAATTAACGCCGTTCTTCTCAAACTCAACAGTGACCAACATAGCTTTGCCGTTGGTTTTATTGATTAGATTCTCTTTTTTGATGTTAGTTAGAGCCTGTCCGTACAATGCATAGCTCAATGCATTGATCATAGTAGTCTTACCTGTGCCGTTGCGCGACCCTGTATCATCCCCACCTAGGTCTAGGTTAGATCCTAGTACCAATGTAAGGTGCTCTTTGTCAAAGTCTACAGCTTGAGTTTGATTTCCTACTGAAAGAAAATTCTTTACGGTGATATTACGTATTTTAAAGCTCATAGATTATTATAAATGTCTAGTAAAATCTTTTTATCAAACTGTTCAGATTCGATATTAATTAATTGTTCGGACACAATCTGATCAACGCTTTCAAACTGTTGATCTGGATTGTCATCAATTGTGCCATCTAAGTTAGTTTTATCTTGTATAAGACTAATTTCTCGAATGTCATACTCGTTGGTAAATGTTTCTTTAATGAAGTTTGCTTCTTCATAGCTGATATCAATGTCGAGATTAACTTTAAAGTGCATCTTAGACTTCATGATTTCATCTTTGCGATCTAACAAGTCGCTGAGTTTGATGATTCTGAATTTAGGACAGTTGTCCCAGTTGCGATATTCTGGTACCCCACCCCATTCTAAGATCATCATACCGCGTTCGTCATCCCAGTTATCTGCAAAGTTATGTGGAAACGCATTACCTATGTAATGCACATTGCCTTTGCTTTGTCGTTTATGGAAGTGACCGCTGAATACATGCTCTGGTTTGCCAAAGTCTTCTGCTCTAAGCTCACCGTGGTCGGGCATCTGTACCATGGCGTTCATATAGAACAATGGTAGTTCAAAGTGACCAAATACATATTTGCTGGTCAGCTGTTTCATAGCCTTCCACTCATCACCAACTAACCACGGTACAAGGGTGACTTCGCCTAGAGTGGTGACAGAGTCTACAACAGTCACACCTGGAATATGGCGTCCGAACGCACTACTATGGATGTCTCGCTTGTCCTTGTAGAACAAATCGTGGTTACCTGGAAACCAGTAGAACTGCTCAAAAGCAGCACCTAGCTTTTCTAAACATCGTAAACTGGTATCTAACGTAATTAAGTTAAGACTGTTACGGTTATGACTCCAGTCTCCGAGAAAGATTGCTGTTTCACAACCTTCTTTCTGAGCTTCTGCAATAAACCAGTCTACAAATTCTTCGCAGTCTTTAAGGTGTGTTCCTGAATTTGACTTCAGTCCAAAGTGTATGTCTGTAAAACACGCTACCTTTTTAAATAAGGGCATTAATAATTCTCCTAGCTACGAGTTTAACAGACGTTTTGGAAAAAGTCAAGTTTCTGTTTCTTCGTTTTCTTCAACAAAATCGCCATCTTCACTCTTAGGCATACGGAAGTTTTTATATAACTCGGCTTGACGAGCAGTTTCTTCTGCGTATTCTTGTTGGTTCTGTCTTGTAAGACTTGGAGTTAATCCGTGTGATTCTAACATGTCGTCACGGATGTTTTGATTTTTCTTTTCAATATTCAGCACTCGAGTAAAGCTGTTAGTCACTGCGGCTGTGTAATACGCAAATGGATTTTCTGATTTACTTTCATCAAACTGTAGACCAATTTGACTTAATTGTAGAATAGCCTGCCCTCGCATTTCTTCAACATAGGTATAGCCACGCCAGTTGCTACGCTGTGCATAGCGTTCGGATAATTTAATATACATCTTGCCTAAGTTTTCAGTGATGCGTCCGTGATCTTTGCTAAACTTACCACTATCTAATGGACCTTTCCAGTGCGACTTTCCAACACAGATTAATTCATCTTGATCATTGAACTTCCAATGTTGATATGGAGGAAAGTTTACTTTCTCATGAGCGTCTGCGGTTGTTTTGGTTGTCTTCTTACGACCCGGCGCCAGTGGAATATGATCAAATGTCATGATTCTAAATACAACATCTGTTTTGGCAATAGTTTTGTAGTCAGCTGTACATTCAATTAGTTTAACTTTCTTGTCACCTGTGGCCCTAGCAGCCGCAAATTTAGCTAAACCTAATCTTTTGGCCTTGGCACGTTTAGCATCTGCAACGGTTCTAATATTAATTTTATCCAAATTAGTTAGAATTATGTCATGTTGCATAAACTCGGGCTGTTCATAACTTGAGAATGAACTCTTGCTACGATGAATTTCTGCTAATAAATCTCTGTTGTTTAGGTATTTTACTTTTCTTCCTGTGGGAATTAAACTTACGGTCATTGTTATTATTATCCTTG